TCTGATAGTTCTAGGATCAGGCGTGTAAGTATCTCAACACAGTCTCCAATAACCATTCGCATCCAGTGATTGTATGGCATACGCTCTTTTGGAGATCCCATAGCTTCTTGCTGTAGCTGACAACTAGGGCGACCGATGTTGGACATGCGCAGCCGAAAATCCTGCTCTCGGGGCGTACATTGTTTAACCAGTGCTTCGCGAAATTGATCGGTATATTTCTCGATCATCTCCTCTGTGATCTGTGACAATTGCTCGTTAGACAGATCTTCACAGACAACACGAATCTGGCTCTCTAAAATAGAAAGCATAGCTATTCCTAACTTGTAAGTGAAAGAGGGCCAGTGGCCCCCTAATTAGTCTTCGAGATCTGAGTCTAGATCATGAGAGATTGCGTCATATACAGAAGAAGTATTTGCGTCCTGCATTTGATGCTTTGCGAAGGACTGCTCTATTCGACTATTCTCTTGTCGAGCCATATCAACAAATACTTTCATTGTATCTACGACTTGTGGAGTGAGAACAGCAGGTGACGAGAAATCGATGGCAAACTGATTAATGAATGCCTTGCCTTCTTTACGAGTTTCTAGATCTGCCCATACATCTTGAAACTTCTTACCAAACGGTAGAGCCTCAAGAACTTTATCGAAAGTCAGAAAATTACTGCCTGTAAGATAAAGCTGAAATGGTTGGTTCTCTACAGCCTTTTCTTCACCGTCTGCAGTCTTACCAATATAAGACGTTACTCCGCGCAGAATACGAGTGGCCTTAACCTTCTTACGCCACATTTTCTGTTCATCAGGATCAAGCATCTTCAAGGCTTTTGCATCTGGTCTGCCACACATAAACCCACCTAGCATATCACGCGCTTCGCGGTTCTTGCGAATATCATCTAGTAGGATTGTTTTATTAACAATCTTATAAGTGTCTGGGTTCTGTTCACGATACTGATAGTACTGAGCCATAACATGTACTTTCACAGACTTTGCATAGACGGGATCATCTTCGCCCTGTAGAAAGAAATGGCCCCGAGGAACAGCACGATCCTGCTTATCCTCTGGCTCATATTGAACTTTTAAAAAGGGGATTTTGATAGTGTCCTGTTCACTATCGGCACCACCGCCAAGCTCGGCTAGAAGTGCATTAACTTCGGACTGATCGATTGTTGCAACTTGGTTCATCATAATACCTTTGCTATTTTACTTTATGGACTTGAATCATACATTAGTACCTACCTTAGTGTCAATGTATTTCAGTCATTTCCATCCAATTTTTGCCTGCCTCTATCTCTATATCTAGCGGTAGAATAGGTTCATAATTAAACCTAGACACAAGATCTTCTCCTACACCTTGCATAGCCCAAGTTATTCCTTCTACTACTTTTTCCTGTTCTCCGGCATAGCAGTCTACAACGATAGAATCATGGACAGTTAGGATGATCTTGGAGCGTAGGTTGTTGTTTCTAAAAAAGCACAGGAGCCGAATACATGCTAAAGGAACGCAGTCTCCTGTTGCAAAACTCTGCACAGGATAATTAACGACTTGTTGTGAGTTCGTTATGCGCCCGTTACGCTGCCGCTTGGCATCTGGAAAGTAAAACTCTCGTCCTGATGGTGTTCGAACTATACCATTCTTCAATACACCAGAGAACAATTGCTCATGCCAGTTTTTGAGTCCTTTGTAGATCGAAAAGTACTGTTTAAAGTACTGTTTAACGTGCTCTGATTCTTGAGCCCCCTGTCCCCCATAAAGAGGGGCAAATGTATAAGCCTTGGCCTTCTGGCGTAGTTCTTTTGTGACCTTATCCTCGGGTATTTGATTAATAATCGATGCGGTCTGCTTGTGAACATCCTTGCCAGACAAAATATCATCGATAATCTGTGGATCCCTGCTTAATTCCCCGGCTATTCTAAATTCTAGTCCAGAAAAGTCTGCCTCGATCACTGATTGGCCTTCGAAGCGGCTAATAATGCATTTTCTAACAGGAAAATTGCCAGACTTAGGTAGGTTTTGGAAGTTAGGGTTGCTAGAGCTTAGTCGAGCGGTTCGAGCGACAGTCTGGTTGAAGTTTGCATGTAATATACCGTCTTCACGCACCCATGTTTCGATGCCAGTGATAAAAGAGTTTATATAAGTGTTCACTGCGTTAAGACGAGACAGTTTGGTAAGATACTCTACAGCTAGGTCTCGCCCCTTTGCCTCTGCTTGGGTTATGAGAACCTTAATAGTAGTCTTATCTACCTTAAAACCGTGAACTGATGCGTACTTTGGCCCTAACGGACTAAGCTTGAGCCCTGCTGTTTGACCTGTACTTATATAGATGGCACCACCACCATCACATGTCTTACAATTGGGTTGCTTTTTATACGGAACACCCTTCTTTGTGACCTTATATTGCTTGCCAGATCCACTGCATAAAGGGCAGCATTCAGCCATTGTTTTTTTAACCACCTGAGTAGTGGCTCTAACGCTTGCGGAGAACTCGGTTTTAGACATTCTGGGTGGGGGTAACGGCTTATTATTACGCCCCACGCCAATATTAAAGATTCGCGTGTGTAGCTCCCGGTCTGTGACCTCTCTAGAGTACACGATTTTACACTGATCTTTGCCCGAACTAAGGTTAAAAGGACTGTCTCCTAAAACACCTCTTGCTATCTCGTTTAGACGTTTAATTAGCTCGTCGCGCTCTTGGATAAATTCCTCTTTAACCGCAGCCAAAGCTTCTAGATCAATCTTAATGCCGTTTCTTTCGATCTCTACTAGAAACTGCATATTATCCATCATTAGGAGAAAGACAGGGGCTAGACCTTTATTATTGTCTTCCTGTAATTCTTGCATCTGTTGGATAAAAATTTCTGCGCAAGAAATAACATCTGCTTCGGCATACTCATCGACTGTATCGAGCGGCATTGCTTCAAACCCGATACCTTCTTTGAACATCTCGTCCACAAGATCTGATTTCTTGCGCGTAACGTCCCGTCTGATAGCAGTTTCCTTTAGAGACAGTGGAAAGAACTGACCCCGGGCATAAATAAACTCTCCGATCATTGTGCAGAAAATCGGGCAGCTTATTTTAAAGCCCATCTCTAAAAGCCAAATGATATCAAACTTGGCGTTGTGAGCTACAATCAGCTTTGCCTGATCTAAAGCATTCTGCAACTCATCCCGACTGTCAGGCAGGGGCTTCTCATTATGGTGCCATACACTCTTGCTGCATGGCCCAATTCTTCCAAGGTGTACCCACAACCACCATGCTCCAACGGCTCTGTTTGCTCTGTTGAATGGGGAGTTGTCGGTTTTACCATTGTTATCTTGTACGGTGGTTTCTAGGTCTAGCACTAGTACGTTATCTAATGCGAACAGGTCTGTTAGGTTTGTTAGGTGCATTATGTTCTTCCATAAAATCTAGGTGGATTTGGATCGCTTTGGCGGTCAAACAAATACCAACATGAGTTGTCTTTACCGTGGACGTTATCGAACCACTTTACTCTGCCTATGCTCACGATCTTACGCAGCATGGGGATAAAGGACTGAGACTGTTTTGTGTGCATCCAATCAGCATCAAACAGAAGCCATGTTGGGCGTAGTGATGAGAAGTGCTCGATCATTGGATGTAGGATGGGTCTTGCCCACGGTGGATTGGTGATGATTACATCTGCATTGTTTAGATGCTGTTCTGTTAGATCCAGTGCATCCAAAGGATCTATAAAGTTTTGCAACGGAACAATGTCATATGCAGCAGAGCATTCTACAACGTCAGAAAGATGAGAAACTAATGCGCCTTTACCTGCACATGGCTCACAATACCGTTGTACATCACTAAGAAACGGAATCAGTGGTCTCACTGCATGTTCTGGGGTCTGGTAGAAATCTCTCTCTACTCTTTTAAAATCAGATCTCTTACCCATCAGTCCACATACCTCGATATGTCAGGCTGTATCTGGCAAGTAATGGTGCCGTGCCATCCAGAGATCTTATTCTTAGATACTGTGATGTATCTAAGATTGTCCTCTTCTTCGAGGGCTTGCTTACCAATGCCTAGAATAAGATCTGCCTCGGCTGCTTTACCAATCTTAGAGCCTTCCATCATGGTATAGCTAAGGCGAGTACGTCCTTCAGCCTCTGCTGATGCTTGGCTTACCCCAAAGATTGCGCAGTTGTGTTTCTTTGCAAGCTCTCGTAGGCGACGATACAGTTCCCGCAACCGCTCATGCGAAGCGTTAAAGTTGCCGCCAATCATTACCTTATCTGCCTGATCTATAAAAATGATATCGGCACCCTTACGAGCAAGATATCTATCAATCATATCCAGATCGAAGTCTTGTGTGTCCTTGAAGGTTACAAGGTTCCGTGTTCTGGCGTTGTATATCATCTTTGCTTTAGCAGTATCGTCGAATACCTCTTGCTTAGTAAGGCCAGTAGACGCGCTATATGCACGAACAACAGTACGCTTTGTGGCCTCTTCGTTTCCTAAAAAAGCAACCTTAAAACCTTGGTCGATAAAACCACCTGGACTCAGGGCTAGGCTACAGATGAAGGCTGTTTTTCCTACATTAGGATTGGCAAATATAATACCGAACTCTTGACGGTTAATGCCGACTACCTGACGAGATAGCTGTTCGATGTTAAACTTTGCCCGAGCACTATCATCGAGCTCTGCCTTCAAGATATCAATATCTTGCTCTGTGTCTGGGCCAAACTCGTCTTCATCAAAACCATCGACGTACTTAGCCATAAGATCCTGTAACTTTGGCAGGGCATGAATATTGCCTTCATTAAGCTCTAGTCCAAGAATAGACACGCGCTTACCTAGGTCGCGAATCCACAGCTTTTGAATAATGTCTGATGATATATCGTCGCTATAAACAGGCTCGGCATCTATGTCGCTAATTATATCTTGTATCTCAGCTTTCTCTGCGCGAGTGGCTACGGGATTTTCTATTTCCCATATCTTATATAGCTCTTTGGAAGTTAGGTCGTGCTCGTAGGTGTTGTGTGCAGATTGTAAAACAATGAAGAGTGACCGAATCTCATCATCAAATAGTTTGGAGTTTAATCTGCCCTTATTCTGCTCGTAAAAGTCATACCGTAGAAGACTTTTAAGGATCGATGTATCTAACATGTTACCCTGTATCCTCATATTGTTAGGGTAACATACCTACCATAGGAATTATAAAAAATAAACCCCAAACTTTTCAGCTTGGGGTCTAATTTAAGAAGTTCTAATCTTTAGCTTCTTGAGGTCTGGCTTTCCATCACCGCGCCTCTCTTTTATATCACATTGATAATAGGTCACTCTAGAATTTCCACGAACCAGGTCGTTCATTGCTTGTTCTAGTCTTCTTTGCTCTTCAGCAGCATCTACGAATCCGTTAGGTAATTCATAATCTACGAGAATGAGCCCTCTCGCTTTTAACATGGTTCCTTTTTCCTTTAGTTTTATGTCGGTACGAAGGTCGCTTCGACAGTGGGTTGTTGTTAACGCAGTTTTCCTCTGCGATATGATTTAGTCTCCTAATACAATTAATGGGGGGCCGCTAGGGGGATTCTGCAGGTCGCTATTCTTTTTTACCCAGTAAATATAAACGCCAATACCAAGCGGTCTAAACTTAGAAAGAAACTTAACAAACCTACGGTTGTGCTTTCCGTTGTTACCCTTACGCAACCACCGCCAATCGTAACGGCCCTTTACCGTAGAACAGCTTGTATTTGATCGCCAGTGAGCCATTTAAGGTCATCCTCTAGAAATACTACATTGGTAGGAACCCTACCTTGTAGCTTACTCATTAATGCAAGAGATTTTTTACGTGCATCTTTATCTAAGGCAATAGTGACATTAGTAAAGTGCAGTAACTGTCTCTTTTGTGTTACACTTAGCACTGTTCCTAGTATCGCACAACCAGAATAATCAGTAGAGGACGCTACGGCACAAGCAGAGGGTACATCTTCTACCACAATTGCAGCCTCTCCATCTCCTACCTTTATAATCCCCGGTATGTCGCCATACTGCTTCCACTTAGGTATTTGTCCTGTGATAGATCTTCCAACAGCACCCGACATATCTTCATTAAAGAATAATACACGGCGTTCTACTGGCTCGTAGCGGATCTGGATAAGATTATTCTCATAGGCGTAAAGACAATTGTTCTTTTTTAGATAGTCCATTGCTGCAGGATAGTTTTGTGGATCCCCTAGCATGGATGGAATAGGTAATAGAGCCTTAGTGCGCTTAGTGGTCTGCACCCCCGCCAGTTTCTTACGCATGGTCTTAGTGCTCATGCCATCATCATAGATACCTTTTATGCCGCAACTGACTTTAAAGCAGTGCCACATTTTTTTACCATCGCGCTTTGCAATACCAAAGGTTTTACGTCCACCACAGAAGGGGCAGTTCATATTAAATCCCTGCCCATCCTTAACATGGATGGTATCTATGATTTCCCTCTGCTCCTTGTAGCTGTACATATCAATCCTCGTACATACGAAGTGCTTCCCAAGACACCGGAAACAATTTAGCCATCTGTTCATCGATCAAGTTAGCGACTTCTTGTGTCTCTAGCTGAGTGTCTGGCTTACAGCGGAGACTGCACATTTTGGCAAACGCAAATACCGTTCCGCTCCACCACCATTGCGTCATCATTGACTGTGGCAGTTCCATCCGAGCTTGCTCGGGGCAGACACCTGCATCAAGTAGAGATTGATATAATTCCAATATAAGTTTTCGGTAGTGTGTCACTGTCTCTCCTACCAAAAAGCCGGGATTACGTTTATCGAAGATGTTGTATAAATCTACTTCACCTTCACTACCTTGCTTCTTATCTGCGCTACGCCCACGCCAAACCTCGGGAACATAGAACTCTGGCTCTTCATCGATGTATCGACGAGACACTTCGTTCCAAGGCATGTACTCATGTTTCTGGAGTTGCCGAGCTACGAAGATAGGAGCCTTAACTCGGAATGTTGCGTTGGTATGATTGAAGGGTGACTTATGCTTCTCTCTTGCGAGATACCTGATCAGCTTGGTGTCACGTTCATTAACGATAGGCATATCACCGCACCAATCACCCATATCCACAAACCGTGTTTCCTCACAATGAGACTTCTTATTGAAGCTGACACGCGCAGCATTCACTACGGATAGATCACTACCCATGTGATCAATATATGTTACTTCTATTGCTGACATATAGCTACCTTAACAGATGTTGTAGTTATCAGGTAGTTAGTTTTTGAGGTTTTAAGCCCTTGAAAATACTCTTGTGCTGCAACCCTGAAGGTCGTAGGTTCAAATCCTACTCCCGCAACCAAACTACTGATATCATTATATTTTTTTATAGTCATAAAAGACGATTCTATTCTTTTCTATTTTTTTCTATGTACAACTAACTTAGTGTATGTACTTTACCTTAGATAAGTTAGAAAGGTGGCTCTTGGCCTTCATACTCAGGCTTCCACGCGACATGATTACGGAGGTCTGGCTTTGTATCAGTCTTCTCGTTTGGCACCAGTAAGCCTAACTTGCTTAATTCTATTGCCAGATGTTGTGGGATCGGTTTTTCGTAGCTCATGTCTCTCTGCCTGTATTAGGTCGATTAGTCGTTCGACGAAGGTATATGGCTGCTTATTAAACAGCCTGTAAAACTCTGCTTCTAGGTTTCGCCGTGCCTCGTTTATGTCCATCGCATTACCTCAAACTTTTTCAGTATTTTTACCATTTCCATAATTGATCGGGCTTTCTTCTGATCAATCATCTTTCCGTCTTTATATAACGTGGCAGTGACATGCCCATGCTCCCCAACGGCCTGTGCTAGGTGTAGGGCAACATCACAATCTTCGAGTTTAACTACAACAGGATTGTATTCCATTATGTCCAAGCCTTCATGATAGCGTTTTTAGCAATGTCCTTACTATGCTTTACATAGGTCGAGACAATCTCGCGAGACTTGTGTCCTGTTACAGACATGATCTCGTCCTCTGTAGCACTGTGGCTTGCAAGCTTGGTCGCTCCAGTACGTCTTAGGTCTGCCATGCGTAATGTACTAGGAAGCCCGGCTTTCTCTCGTATGATGCGTGTAAGCTTCGCATACCACCATCTATCGTAGGGAAGGTCGTTAGTCTCACAGACAAGCACATAGTCACTCGTAGGATGCTTGTAGAGCTTTATACGATCTAGAATATGTGGAAGCACAGGTACTTCTACTTTAGTGCCTGTCTTCTCTTGTTCGAATACAAAGGTGCCTTCGATGAGATGCTTCCACTTTAGCTGCCGTATGTCGCCGGGACGCTGACACATTTGATAGCACAGCAAAGCCATAGATCCTAATGAATGCCACCCCATATCATCACAATGAGCGACAAAGGTTTCTACCTGCGCGTCATCCCATATGACCTTCCTAGGGGGAATGGACTTTATCTTAGGGTCTCTAAAAGGATTAAACCGAAGCTTCTGATCGCGAACAGCTACTGACCAGATCACTCTTAGTACCTTAATAGTATGTAGGGCTCGATGGTGGCTGATGTTCTCTCGGCACAGATTAATTATATCATTTACATGTGCTCGATTAACTTTAGCAGCCGACAGATCTCCAAAGCGCATATTATAGCCGGGCAATACAAGATTTATTACTTGTTCGATATGCATCTTATAGGATCGTTTACTGTTAGCAGAGAGGTTATAGAAGGTCTCAGTGCCATAGTAATAGTTAACTAGGCCAAGCACTGTATCGTCGCGTAAGCTTAACTGACGCTTAGTGTATGATTTAGTTCTACTGAAAGCCGCTTGTATCTCTAAAGAGTATGCTCTGGCCTCTTCTAGGCTACCAAAACCCTTACTGCGATAGTCTGGTAGCTCTGACTGCACATACAATGGTACTTCGATGTAGAATGTACGGGTGCCATCTTTGTTTAGCTTACCCTTTTGGTCTTTTAGGTACTTAATCTTTTGCATAACTCATATCTCCGTTAGGTATGAGTAAGATTAGTTCCTTATTACATTAAGATCAACATTAATTAATGTGATTTTTTACTCTTTACAAATGTAGCGACTCACTGTACCCTGCGAGGGCGTTTGCGCCCGAGCTACCCCCTATAACCTTATCTCGATCAAAGATATCTACTCTACAACCCTTAAAAGAGGTTTAGAATCAATGTTCTTAATTACTGTAAATTCTCTTGCAGGCATATCATCAGTAGGAATAGCAAGATATACTACTCTTTGACCATCATCCAACCTCAGTATTTGAGCTTTATCATGCTTTTCTATAAATGCTGCAGCATCCAATAAAGCGTTGGCTAATTCTACTGCTTCGTGCGCGTCAATATTCTTCATAATCTACTCCCCTCTGTCGCCCGGAATATCAGTGTGAAACAACACATACAAAAGTGAGAATGTAGGGTCAACCCTGCGCGTCAAAAATGTATTGACTCCCGAATCAAGTTACCTTAATACTTACCTTAGAGCGATGACGCTCTTCCTTCCTCCCTGTACCTGCCCCCTGAGCTCTCCATACCTCGGGGGGCTTTTTTATTCTTCCTGCGCGTCACTCATATAAGCCTTATTCTTATACACATATTATCCACAGGCACACACACATACTAAGTATAAACTATTTAAATCGCCCCGGAAAAAATTCAAAAAATCGCATCCAAAAAAGGATTTGCGCACCGCCTGGAATCTAGTAAGGTGCAGAATGTTACCTGACCAGTAACATTTAGAAACTTTAAACCTAACGGAGCTAAAACAATGGAAAGAATACCTTTACTGGTAACCAATAACGGAAATACCAAAATCAAAAAATCGGCAGAAGGGACTCCCTATCGGATCGCTTCTCTATCACTCGCGCCAGATGATATTTTATGCCCTAATCGAAAGATCGCTGAATGTGATGTTGATTGCCTATTCAAGGCGGGTCGAGGCCAACAAAAAAATGTCCAGAGATCCAGACGCAACAAAACAAAGCTATGGCATAAAGACCGCGATCTTTTTCTGGATATCCTGTGCGATGAGCTCAATCGTTTTATAAAATCTTGCAAGAGATCGGGCCATATTCCCGCCGCGCGATTGAATACAATTTCGGATATTGCGTGGGAGCAATACGGGATCCCGCAATTATTCGCACCCCTAGGACTCAAGCTTTATGATTATACGAAAAGAGCGGATCGATTAGACCAGACTCCAGAAAACTATAAATTGATGTTCTCATATTCTGGTGCGCCAAACTATCAAAACGAGGTAGCAAAAGCGATCACTAAACCGACTCCGATTAGTGTAGTTTTCAGAGGTGGACTCCCTAAAAGCTTTTTAGGTCGGGTCGTGATCGATGGTGATAAAAGCGATCTGATCAACTTAGAAGCAGAAAACCAGATCATAGGTTTAAAGCTTAAAGGATCCGAGGCGCAGCACAGCAAATCTCGATTCATTGTGGACAATCCCGAGCTAATAGGAGTCGCAGCATGACCACCTACACAGTCGAGGTGCATCAGGTGAATATCTTAAAAGATATCGATGCAGATAACGCAGAACAGGCAAGAGAGATCGCCGCGAATGATTTTATCTGGGATGAGTCAGGCGGTGAATATTTTGTTTATTTCAATATTGAGGAGTCAGAGTCATGAATCCAGATCTCGCAAAAACCGCCGATCTTTATCTTTCTAATTATCTGGGAGATCTCGAATATTGGATCGATACCTGTGCAGACGTTAACGGAGTCAATTTCCACACGGCTGTGACTCCGTGTTTCGATAGCCTGTTAGAGGCCAGACAATACGCAGCAGACATAAAGAGATTTATTCAAACCCTAGAGGAGTCGAAATCATGAAAATAATAATTGAGCTCGATAAGATCTTAGATCAGGAATCCAACAAAGCAGTCACTGTAGAAAATACTGAAATTTTCTTTGAGCGATCCTTAGATGAAAATTTTGATATTTTTAGCCTAAGAAAAGAGATCGATAAATTTTATCTCGAAAAGGCCTTAGACCAATGTAACGGATGCAGGGAAAAGGCCGCTCGGCTTGTTAAGTTGACTCCGTTTACTTTTAAAAATCGCTTAAGTGCCGCGCGGATTTGGTTAAATTCTCGGCATTTCCCAGCTTCTAATCAACACAATAGGTAAGACCATGAAAACGATTATTCACGTTAATCAGCATATCATAAAAGCAAACGCAAAAGGCGAAGAGCGAAAACCACCGCTAACGATTAAGACCTATAAAGAAAACCGAAAAGGGTTTGAGGCGTTAATATCTGGATCCGCGAAGGTGATCTATTCACCAGATAAACCACTTAGCTGTGGCGCTAAAGTGTGGATCGAGACCGAGTCAGAGGTGGTAGTTTTATGAGTCCATTTTACCAGTTGGTCGGTTTTTTGGTCGTCTGGCTGTGGATAATAGAAGCGATCGCAAAATAAAAAACTTGATCAGTACGCCATAGGTGCGTATTAATCCCCTAGGTGATCACTGACCAGATCACTTAATTT